AAACAATGCCACCACAAACAGAGTATGCGACGGCAGGAGAGATGATATTGAGGCCGTGCCAAAGCATTGCGAGACCTCCGAAGACGAGGATATCCCGGCGATCAAACGATTCCCAAACTTTAGACACACGGATGCCGAAGGTCGCACGGAGTACCCCGATTTGTGTAAACGCTGAATTCAGACTTGTCTTGAGTCCCATCTTTACCGTGATACCGATTCACCAGGTGATCGAGTCTTCTGATGGTTGCTCGTTGGATGGGAGTATGGCAGGTTTAGAACGAATGTTCTACGTGACAGAAGGTGGTAAAACGGGGACAAATACGGGTAGGCTAAGCGGTCCGCTCTTTAATTCTCCAATTATCGGCAGATTGTTTCTTGATGACAGGGTGTCCAGCGGGATCTTTGGTAACAGGTAGTCCCCTTTGCTTTTTGTACCGTATCGCCGTCTTCTCGCTTACCTTGAGATATTCGCAGATTGCTTTCCAGCCGGTTAGTATGTCGCTCATTATTTATTTCTCCTTTGTCTCCTTTCCTTAGCACCCCAATCTCCGCGCCTTCCGGGAGAAACATAATCTTTGCATCAACCGCCATGTAATCGAGAAATTCGTTGACATATTCCCGCAATATCTTCATTTGTTCACATGGGATTGAACAATTAATGACAACAACATCCCCATCCCTTACATCTAACTTCTGCATAAATTTCAGGAACTCTACGTTGAACGCTGCCTTTTCATCCATCATCTGTTTCTCTGTTTCCAAACGCATAATATCGCTATGATTAGGGATAAGAGGGGCATGGGTGGCCTTTCATGGGGCTATTCCGCTCCCTTAACGATCCTAATATCAATTCCTTCAGGTAAAAATATAAGATCAACATCTCGACCAAATTCTTTAAACATCAATCCAATCGACGCTTTGAACTTCTTAAAATTTTCCTCATCGTTAGCCATTTTCCCTGGGTACGTTACAACAAAAAGATCCTTTTTCATTTTTATCTCCTTTTAATCGACATCAACTGAATTCTTTGATCGACCGTTAAATCCTCGAAAATTGACCGGCGAGGCGCACCCTTGCGGTCCCTGCTTTTTAACCCAACAGCCATCGCCAAGGCAACGGCACCATCTATTCGGAAGCGCACGGCGGATTTGTCGAGTTTACGATTGCCGGCGGAATCGCTTATCGTCATTGCATTTGATATGTTCCATGTGAGGCATGGTTCCGTATCATACACCAGCTTGCGTTCAAGGACAGAAACCTCAAGGGCTTCTACCGCTTGCGTCATGTCCTTGTAGCCTTGGCCCCACGGAACCAACCGTATTCCGCCAGAAGATTCTGCCACGGGGTTCCCGTCGCTGTCTTTTTTCTCGATATAGGTTGGCAGTCCGATAGCATCCATCGCCGTCCGCAGGTCATCAATACGGTAACGGTCAAATGCCATGCCTATAATAGTATAGGTCTTGTGGATCTCCGCAAGTTCCTGCGCGATGAAGGAATATTGAATTGCCCTTCCCGGTGTCGTCTTTATGAATCCCTGCCTTTCCCAGACCGGATAAGGAACCCTGTCCCGCTTTTCATGTTCAAGAAGGGATTCCTTCGGCTTCCAGAACCATGATTTCACCCTGTCCTGCTCACCGTTTGAGATCCCAATTAGCGCCGTCAGGTCAGTTTTGCCCGAGAGGTCCAATCCGAGGTAGATTTCGGAACCGGGTTCGATAGTGGCGTCGCCTTGGCAGGAGGCCCATTCGGCACGGGGGATAAAGGGGGATTTTGCATCAACCCGCTGGTTGAGATAGAGGTTGCGGAAAGCTGATTCAAAAGAGGGCATCCGCTTCGCACGCTTTGCCGCTGTCTTCATTTCAGACAGGGAACGGAAGTCTCCGAGTGCTGGGTTGGCCAAACGCCACAACTTTTCGTCTTCAAACACACCCTCTGCGTCATCGGGGACGGCATAGAGGTGGCAGACGGTAGAGGGGTCGCGCCCGGATAGGCCATCATCAATGAGCTGCGAAAGGATGTGTTGAGGGTCGTTGCTTTGAGTGCTGATAACGACAAAGAGCGGTTCGAGGCGTGCCGCCATCGAAGTATCAAGGGCATCGTAAAGATCCCGGTTCTTGGCCTGGGCAAGTTCATCATAAATAACCACCGTCGGATTGAGTCCGTATTTTGAACCCGCCTCTGCGCTTAGTGCGCGATAGATAGAGCCGTTCTGGAAACAGACCATCGTTTTAGTACTATCCGTGATCTTGATAATTGACTCCAGTTCGGGGTCTGCGCGGACGATCTGTGCGGCATATTTGAATATCAGGGCCGCCTGCTCGCGCTCTGTCGCTGCCGAATAGATTTCCCCATTTGTGATCGCTTCCGGCCCGACAAGGTGAACGAGAGCGAGTGCTGCAATTAAAACGCTTTTACCGTTCTTCCTAGCCATAGCCAGAATCGCTCTACGCACCCGCCTATTACCGGCCTGATTGACCGGCCCGTAAACGTCAGTGATAAACCGGCGCTGAAATCTCCGCAGTTTAAACGGCTCCCCTTCCCCCACACCGGATGGAATAGTAAGTTGCTCAATGAATTGAATGATCCGCTTTACGCGATCACTATCTTTTGCCACTTCCGGCTCCGATCAACCCTTTAAATTTCGATTCCTTGTCGCTTCCTGGATCGACGCCCAACCTCGCCCTGCTTGAGGGGGTCATCCCGAACTCGGCAGCGTATCGAACCATGTCTCCCGCCGCCTTATTTGCTATTCCGATCAGACAGTTCTGGATGACGTTTCCGTTGCTTGTCTTGTCGATAAGTCCTGCCAATGGCTCCCCGCCCGCCTTTATGATCCGCTTCTGCAATGCCTCTTCGGCATGACGCCACCGTGAATATGCTCCGCAGTATGCGGCAAGAGCTGAACGATCAACAACGGTCAAGACACCCATGACATTGAGACCCACCGCTATCCTATCCCATTCCTCCATTGCATAAGCGTCGAGGTGTGACGGGGCAACTGGTAAATCCGCTGGCGGTTTCGGCTCGTTTTTCAATGGCCGCCTACCGGGATTTCCCGTTTTAAGTTTGATTACATTCGACAATGGTTTGCGCCCACATCCTTTTCGCGCTGGCATTATCTTCTCTCCTTTGCCCAGGGATGGTTAGCGTCCAAGGGCAGTCCATCAGCACCACAGGCTTGTGAATATCCATGATTCTCCTCCATTCTCTTGATTCCCGAATGACAGGACGGGCAGACGCTTTCAAGGTTCGAAGGGTCGAAAAACAGAGACACATCGCCCTTGTGCGGGATTTTATGATGCACCGTATTTGCTCCGGTCTCTTTTTGGGACAGAAGGCAGGGGGCACATAGGGGATTGAGGTCAAGGTGACGCTTAGAAATCGCTCGCCATCGGGAAGATCCATAAAGTTTGGGGTATGATTCAAATCCGGTGGGCATTATTTCTTCTTTTCCTTCAATACCGAAAACTCATGCTGACATTTCGGACAGATGATGATGTTTGGCTTCTCGGGTTCATGGTCTTCGGCAGACGTTTCGGGTAGCGGGGTGTCCCAGTGCTTCGGCATATCTACTCCCCATTCCGTAAGCGGCAAGTCGGACCACAGGGAACTCAGTGCATCAAAGTCCCATTGCCCCCATGAGCCATTGTCTGAGATTACGAAGCGGCGTTTCTGCTCCGGCGTCAATCCCCGCGCGATCTTAGCGACGCACTCTCCCGCACCCATTTTGCGAAGGGCGAGCGTCCGCATGTTCCCGCCAAGTGCCGTCATCGTCTCATCAACCACGACCTCTCGGATATTCATCATCTCGGGGAATTCCCGAAGGCTTTGAACGAGGCGGTCCATGTCGGCATTGGAAATGGTGCGAGGATTTTCGGGGTTTAATTTGATCTGCGATAATTTGACCGTTTTTATCTCAATTTCCATTTTTGACAATCCTTGTAAAGTTAATAGCTTAGTTGCCCTCGCTCACGGGGCGGATACAGCCATTCTGACCCCGTATCGTGAAATCGCGCCCGCCGCGTTCATTG